GGGGTTCCGCCGTGCGCTTCGAGAAAGTCCACGTCCGCTTGTGCTTTTTCGCGCGGAGATTGCCCGCAACCGACTAGCAACAACGCGAACAAGCAGGGCCAGCGCATCCGACCCATTTACTCTTTGATGCAGTTCACCGCCACCCAATCTTCATAGGCGGCGAAGATTTCATGGTTTGTCGCGTCCATGAACTGACGCGATGTCCAGCCGAGGCGGCCAAGCGCGAAGCCCATCAAGCGGCGGTCAGCGTCGGCTCCGTCTTCGTCGCTGCCGCCTTCGGTTCCCCCGATGCGGTATATCCGCCCGTGAGCGCGCCGGTCAGGATCACCGCGAGCCTTCGGGCAGTGTCAACTGGCCCGTTCTCGTAAATCAGGTCGGCGATCTTTGCTGGGTTCGGAGCCTTGTATGCGGCCCCGGCTTTCGGGTTGAACTCGCCGTAAGCCTTCATCAGCTCGGCAACGCAAAGGCCCAATTCATCGACAGACAGCGCGAGAGAGCCGCATTGCACGGCAATCTGTGTCAGCCCTTTGCTGAGCAGCTTCTCGATATTCGAGATCGCCTGACGAGAAGGGCGCAGAGTGTATTCAGCGTCCAGCTCGACCGTGAGCTGCCCGAGTAAATCAACGTCAAGCTTTTCGGACACGCTTAGGCTCCTTCCTGCCGTAGATTTCCGCAATCGCAGCCCGCGCCTTTGGGTCTCCCGCAATTTCCCGCGAGAGTTCCGCGACGTGCATCGGCTGTTCGAGGCAGGCGTTGGCCGCCCTTGCGAGAACGGAAGTGGAGACGGTGCCTGCCAGCATCCGGTACATCTCTGCTACCGAAAGGCCGGTGCTGGAGAGCAGCCGCGCCTCGTCGGGCGCAACCGTCTCCAGCTTTAGCTTGCCGATCTTCATTCGTTACGCGAGAACGTCCGTGGTCGGAGCAGCCGCCGCGACGAGCGTGACGCTATACTTCACCGCGTCGTTACGGCTCATCGGGTTGCTGAAGTCGGTCGCATAGACCGAACCCTCGAACACAACGTCAGCCGGATCAGCACCGGACGAACCGCCCTTGCGAACCTGCACATTGAAGGGCGTTGCAACCAGCGAGTTGGCAAGCGTCTCAAGGCGCGTATAGCCGTTCGCGTCGGGAAGGTTTGCGACACCAGACAGCGAAATGTTGAGCGTGCGGGCGCCAGCGGCCTGCGCCGCGTAAGGAAAGTCATCCTTGCTCGAAATGTCGATGGTCTGACCGTTGCGGTTGATCGCAAGGTCCTGCTGACCGGCGATCATCGAATAAGTTCCGGGCGTGGCGCTTTCGATCCACAGCCGATAGTCATTGGCGAGAATAACAGCCATTTAGGAGGTTCCCTCTATGGGATAGGACCGCCTCACGGCGGGCCACGGTTGATGAAGATCGGCTAACCTCCCCTTGCGGGTTTGCCGTGGCTTTGCGTGTTAATTTTTGCTATTCAAAATTGATGCCCGAGCAATTCAAAGACATCATGGACAACATCCCGGGTTGGCAGGAACTTGGGCGCTGCGTGGAAGCCATCCGCGAAGATGGCTCGAGCGTTACTGGCGAAGTCATAGGAACCGACATGACGCCCGGACCGGACGAGTGGCCCATCCTGGCAATTAAGGCTGAGGACGGTGAATTTTCGTGGTTCGATTTCGAGCGGTGGCGTTATGCCGACTGCACGAACATCTCGAAGCGCAGCTCGTCCTCGTAAGTCTGGCCGTCCGCCATCATCTTTGGCTCGGCGGATAGGAATGACGGCTTTGAAATGATCGCGCCGCTCGCGGTAATCGGTTGGCCATCCAGCGCATTGCGGACTGCCGAATTGAGGGCGTAGAGTTCGCGGGCGTCAGTCTTGCGGATTTGGGTGAACACAGAGATGGTTGCCCGGTCTATTGTCCCGTCCATGTCCTGGTCGGCGTCGAGAACGACAAGCCCGATAATCACCAGCCCCTTTTCTCCGGGCTGCGTATTCTCCGGAGGGTTCTGCCAAACATCAGCGAGTGCAATTACGGAAGCGTCCGCGTTGAGCGCAGAGAACACCGCCAATTGAACCGCGCTTTGGCTGTCAATCATCATTGGCTCCCGCCGCAGCGTTTCTCAGCGCACGGTCCCAAATGGCGCGATAGGGCTGGTAGATGTTCGCCCGCGTCTCGACATAAACGAAATGATGGGCAGGCAATGCGCCAACCCCGCGAGCGTATTTATCCGATCCCCGCTTGACCCCGCGACCGCCGCCCTTTCGGCCACCCTCGACAAACCAGCCATAGAACAGCTTGCGGTTGATCGCCTTGCCGACGAGGCCGACCTTCAACGACAAGCGTTTGGGAGCAACGCTGTAGGACAGCCCCGCCACCAACGCTCCTGTTCGTGAAGGCGCGTTTTGCTTTTCCAGCGCCAGAAGATAACGCCCGGTCGAGTTAAGCTGTTGCCTCAGTTCGTTCGCAACCGAGTCCGGAAGCTGTTTCAGCAGCCTGCCGAACGCCCGGTCGCCCCTGACATATCGCTTAGGCACCCTGCGGTGTTTCCGTGCTCGCCTGGATGATCGTCCATTGGCGAGTTCCCAAGCGATCCTCGGACGAGTTTATGTTCAGCTCGCGTCCGTTCCAAAGGATTTGATCCGCGACCTCAAGGTCTGTCCTGTACCGAACAGTGATCTCAAAATATGAATTGCCCTGAAGCACCCCGCCAATGACGGCCTCTCGGCCATTCAACGATGTGACCTTGGCCCAGATGGTTGCGAAGTCGTCCCAGCCGATATCGAGACCGCCGCCAGCGTTCTTCGTTTCTGTTCTGCGGCGGATCGTAATCCGGTCGCGAAGATCGCCAGCCTGCATTAGGCCATCGCTGCGCCGGACTCGTGGATTTTAACGTCAATCTGGGTCGTGCTTTTGCCGATGCCCAGATAGGTCACGTAATCGCCGGTCACGTTGTCGGCCAGCGGGCGAATGCCGCCAGCGGTGCCGGATAGGAAGTACGGGACGCCCACGGCAACTGTTGCGCCAATGGTAATCAGTCCGCTCGTGAGAATGGCAATCGGCTGTCCGCTCGCAGCGGCGTGAAGAGCGATGCCCTTTGGCGAACGAACCGCAGCCGTGGCGCTGTTGCAGTCGGCCAGCTTGTACGTGTTGGTCGCGCTATCGGCGTACACAACCTGCCCAGCGGTAATCGCTGCGCCAGCCGTGCCCTCCTTGATAACGGCGGACGAACCGGGAAGAACGTTGGCAGCTGTAATTACAAGATCGGCCATATGATTGGGGCTCCATCAAAGGGATACGGCGTCTCTCGACGCGGGGGCCTTGCCTAAGGGCTTGGCGGGGTTAGAAACTGCGATAATTGCACAGGAGCGCTTCAACCGTGTTCGGGAGTGTCGGAATGCCCCCGGTCGAGGTCACGGACTGGCGCACCGAGGAAATCGAGGTCCGCTCATCGAACCATTGCGCTATCAACATCAGGATCGCGGCGCGGATCGCGTCTGGAGTGTCGGTATATCCGGCGACAAACCGAATGATGACATTGTTCACGCCCAGCGCGACAGTCGGGTAAGTCACGTCAGTTGGGCGCACGATCCACGATGGATCGCTCACGTTGTCGAGAACATATTGGTCCGTAGCGAGCGTCTGGAGCACCGAGTCCGTGTTATAATAGGTGATCGACGTAACCGACTGAACCGGGCCTTTGGGGATCAGGATCGCGTCGGTGAAATTGTCCAGCACGAGTTCCCAGGTCTGCTCCATGATTGCGCGGCCAAGATATTGCTCAACGTAACCCGTAGCCGCCGAGATATATGTGCCGATCAGCGCATCGCTGGCCGTGTCGTCCACGCGGCATTGGGCCTTTGCCTCGTCCAGCGTGACCGGGGTGTCAGTCGGGGCGGTGATAAGTCTGAGGCTCATCGTGTCCCCCGTGAAATGTTGGCTGGGTGACTGAACGTTATCTGGATTGGCCGTCCGGAAAACGGTTCGCGTGGCGGGATTGTCGTTAGCCGGGGAACCGGCAGGCTGCCGCCTGTCGCGCCATAAGCGTCAATCACGCTCCACGTCTCAAAGATCGCGTCGGTGAATAATGCCGATGCGATGATAGTGTCGCTCGGCGATATTGCCTCATCGACAGCGCAATCAATGACGGCCCCGACATCAATTGCAAACGATGCCGAAAGCATCTCGGACAAGTCGGACGACAGGATAAGTCCGCCCGCAAACGAATCCGCTCCAGCAGCGCTTTCCGACAACGCGACCGTAAACGTTGCTGTCGCAGCATTGCTATCCGAGCCCGTTAAGGCTTCGCTCAAGGCCGGAGCTATTGTTGCCGCCGCGCCCAGCCCATCGGCAGCCGTGGCCGCCTCAACCAGTGCCGGGGCGAACGCTGCTGCCACCCCCAACGTATTCCCGGAGGTGCCGGACTCCGCAATCGCTGGAGCAAATGTCGCGGCAGCGCCGAGCGTCGTTGCGGGTGTCGCGCTTTCGCTGATCGTGTCGTTGTAAGTAGTTGACCCCGAGATTGGTATTTCAACGAGGACGAATGTCGCATTGCTGTTTGCAGTGCTGAACGTCGCGCTCTGGGCTGGTGTCGTGTCGTCGTGGATCGAGTAGGCGTTACGAGACCGCGCGCCGTTCGATGGGTTGAAGTGCGTTAGCTCGGTCCAGCCGGTCGGAGCCGTGATGGCCGTTCCGGACCCGGAGAAAATGCCGAAGCCGATAACCGCGCTGGTCGAAGCCGGGGCACTTCCAAGCGACGGAGCCGGGTCTCCTGTGGTGCTGTTGGCCTGGATCGTATTGGTGAAGGTCGTATTGTTGCCCGTAATACCCGCGACGGTCACACCGACATCGGTCGAGAGGCCGGTATTGCCTGTGACGGTGACAGCGGTGTTTACTGTCGAGCCGGTGTTATTCTGATACCACCAGATATGAACTCGCTCGCGCGGGTTGGTACCGTTGTCGTAGGTCCAGCCGGTGCCGATTTGCGTCCACGACAAGCTAGCCGTGTCGCTGATCGTATGCGCGGAGCCGACAGTTGTATTCGCGCTCTCGACGCTTGCCACCATGACGGTTTCGCCAGCGGCAATGGCAATCGAACTAGTGGTCGCGACAGCGGCGGTTGGCGGTGTAGAAACGCCCGAACCAAACGCCGTTGTCTTAAGCGAAGTCGCGACCGCCAACGGCGTCAGCTCTGACTTACGGTCGGCGTAACATTCAACGTATCACCGGACGCGACACTACGGGATGCGGCGAAGTCTCCGGCACTATACAGCTTGCCGGACGTTCCGGTGTTGACCGAGGAAATAAAGGCACCTGCAACAGTGGCAGTGCCGTTGATCGTGAAGGATACTGCGGTCGCCGTATTCGATCCCGCTGAAGTCGAGCCGAAGGTGATTGCCGGACGGTTGCCCGAATATGGCGTTACCTCGGACCAGCCCGCGTGCGATGCCAGCGTATCGCCAACAGCAGCCGTGCCAGTTCCCTTCAATCCAAGGAACCACGCGGCGGTGTAGGCCGATCCCTTGAAATATTTGTCAATGATGTCGTTCTTGCCCTCGGTGGTCACAAGGTTGTGGAACTCTTCAGTCCATTTGACCTGACCATCGGGGCCGACGCACTCTACCTTGTAGGTAAACGCGGGTGCGTCCGCAGTTGCGGCGAGTTGCGTCATGCTAATTTCTTTCGCTTGATTGGAAGAAATGGGCGGGAGCCTAAACCCCCGCCCAAGTCTCTCCAGCCGCTATTAGCTGGCTGCGTTGACGAACGACTTGACGGCCCCACCAACGTCGATGAGGTTGCCGCCAGTACGCATCCACGCGAGGAAGCCGACCTGGCCGAGCTTCGTGTATGCCGAGTCCGTGAAGCGGAACATCTGAATGTCCATCGCGTCGCGGATGACATACTCCGAGAAGTCGCCGTAAAGGATCGACGTGGCCGAAGCCGCCATCGCGGCAACGTCCTGGTTGATGACGAGCGGATCGCCGAGCAACCGGTCGGGCATTCCGCCAGGGCTGCCCTGCTCGTAACCGGGAACGAAGATCGGGCGGCTCTGCCCGTCCTTCATCTTCCGGAGAGCAGCAAGCGTGGAGTCGTTGAACATCCACCGCATGTTGCCGCGCTCGCGGTAAGCCGGATCGACCGAGTGTTGCAGGGAGATGAGCGAGTCATAGGTGACCGCCGTAACCTGCGAGGTCGAGTTGGCAGCCGTCACGCCAACCGTGGCCGCTGTCACAACGCCGTTTGGCTGCGACGAGCCGGTTCCGGTCGTGAAGTGCGTATTCGTGATACGACCAAGCCGCGTGGCGAGGCGCTGGATCACGAAGCCCTCCACGTCCACATTCGAATCCTGGAGGAGTTCGAACGGAACCGCGACGATCTTGGACGAGTATTTGTAGACCGACAGCGTCTTAACGCCGAACGAGATATCAGCGGCGGTAGCAGTAGTGTTCTGGCCGATGATTTCGCCGACTTCCGAGGTGCCATCCGAGGTCGGATAGTTGATGTCGCCAACGCCGGTCGTCTGAATGACGGTTGACACCCTGCGCATTGCGCCCGGGCCAGCCTTCAGTGCGTCGAGAACCTTCTGAGCAACTTCCGTCGCAACGGTATAACCGCCCTGCGAGTTGGTCGTGGTGCTCATGGTGTTGCGGACAATCGCCCAATCCTCGCGGGACAGGCCCTCGTCGCCGTTGCGAACCCACTTTGCGAACACTGCGGGGGCGGAAGCCTTCTCGTCGTGCGCGATGCGGTCGGCGGCGTCTGCAATGTTGTCGCGGAGCGCCTCCTCGGCGAGGCGAGCGTTTACTGCGTTGATGTTGGCGATTTGGCCGTCGAGAGCATCAAGCTCCTTCATGCCCAAATCGTAGACGGGCTGGTCGGTTTCGGCGTTCCAGTCCTTCTTGGTCACGAGTTCGTTCAGCGATTTCGCCTTTGCCGCGCGCTGCTCGCGGAGAGCCTGAATGCTCATCGTTGGTCTTCTCCATCATGGGATGGGACGCCTCACGGCGTGCCCGGTGAATGCCGCTTGGTGCGGCGGTCTGCTTCGCGCGGCTTGCGCTTACGCAGCAGGTCTGAGCAGCATGTCCGCCGCGAAGTTCGGGCGGGCAGTCTCCTCAATCTCTTGAATAACTTTGGTTAGGTGTTCCGCCTGCGCGCAGGCGACGGAGAGATCGGCCAGCTTTTGCTCTGCGCCGGCGTCGAGTTCGACTTTCACGGTAAGTGTCGTTTCCGGCGCGTTGTCGTAGGCGCTCAAATCCCACTTTGCCGCGTTCTTCGGTGAAGCCTCGGCAACCTCATCGGCAAGTCCGAGGTCAATCGCCTCAACGCCGGTAAGCCATGTCTCGCGGGACATCAGGCCGGCGAAGTCGGACACATCCTTGCCCCGGCTCTTCGCCGCCGCCTCGTAGGTCTCGACAATCGTTCCGTCGATCTTTTCAAGGAGAGATGCGGTCGCCATCATGTCATCAGCGTTTCCGAGCGCGAGGCTCCACGCCTTATGGATCATCAACATCGATCCCGGCCCCATCACCGTCTTATCGGCAACCGAAGTCACGAACGACGCAGCGGACGCGGCGTAGCCGTCCACATGGGCTGTCACCGTGCCGTCATGCTCGCGAATAGCCTGCGCCATTGCACGGGCGGCGAACACATCGCCACCGGGGCAATTGACGCGGAGGGAGATGTCGCCCTTCATGCCCTTCATGGTCTGGACGAAGGTCTCCGCATCGACGCCGCCGAACCAGTCCGCCTCCTCTTTCGAGGACACGATCACGTCATACAGGTAGATGGTGTTGCCCTCGGCTTTGAACTCGCCTCGCTTGGCGTTATTTCGCA